CCGTCTCGGTCAGGAATGTTCTGGCGTGGATGTTCGGATTCATTTCCTGCTCCCAATCACGGCCATTGCGATGGCTTTCTGCGGGGTATCACCGTAGGCTCCGATGGTAAAGGCCGCACGTGCGTGCCACTGCCTACCAGATACCTTGCGCGGAAATGCGTCATACCACTGCGCTATCGGGCCGATTACGGCCCAATCACGGTAGTCGAACGCCTGCCAGTTAAGCAGGGCGTGCATGTTTATCCACATTGGAAGGCGCAGTGTGTTGGCTTCCACGTCAATAGCCACGTCTTTTTCCTTCCACCCAATCGCCAACGCCAGTGCTTTGCTTATTTCCAAGTCAGTCATGCTTCACCTCCCGGAAAGACACGGCCTCTGAGTAATACCCGTTCGATTCACCCAACCAGCGCACATCCACATACCCCTTTATCGTGGCGAACTTGTAGAACGTCCACGTTGTTGAGTTATTCCAGCGTTCGTCTCGGTCAGGCGGCACATCATCGGGCCTGTCGTGGCTGACTGCTTCCTCGTACTTGAGCAGTGGCGTGCCTACCAAGTCGGCCAAGTCCCCAGTGATACTCTCTATGTACACCTGTTCACAGCAGTCCTGCTCGTGGTAGAACATGAACACGCGGTCGTCCTCCCGGACAAAGGTCAGCGTGCCATCGTCCGCGTCCTTGAACACGGCTTTGAAAACGCTCCCGAACAGCACGCTTGCCGGGGTTATCTCATTGTTTCTCATCTCGTCTCTCCTAAATGCCAGAAGGCATCATCGTCATCATCCTGCCCACTGGGCAGGCCCACTTCCTCCAGCAACGCACACACTTCGGCGCTCCTGTCGCTTTCATCCGCGCCACCGTCCCGTGGCGCGGCGTAGTAGTCGCCCAACCCATCAAGGGTCAGGTTCTCAGGATGCTTGTCTGCATCCCGCAATCTTTGTCGCATCGCTGGCTCGCACAGCGCACGCCAGTCCACTGGCACTTGGCTGTCCCAGTATGGCCTCACGCCAGAGCGCAGCTCGCTCTGTATGCGCTCAAGCGTACGCTCTGCTTGTCGCATGGCTGTCAACATCAACGCTTTGTATGGCGTGTCGCCCCGATGGGCGTATGCCTTGTCATTGCCCCCGATGACATACAAACTACGCATGCGCCGCAGTGCAGTTGACAGGTTCTTGGCACGCTCATCCACCGCTTTACAGTCTGCCACCGTGGTGAATGGGCGCAGGCGTTTGCCGACCGAACCTTTCAAACCCTTGAGCGCATAGTGTGCTTCCAGCCTGAGCAGGAAGTCCGCGATAACCCGTGGGGGAATCCATGTGGGCCACTGCTTGTTGCACTGGGCGTACTCAGGCAGCGTGTAGGGAACGACCGTTGGGCCACGCAATTTGGTCATCTGACCAATTAGTCCCTTGTCTGCCGCCCGCTGGCGTGCCGCGTTTGTGCACTGCTCGATGCTCGCGTAGGTCAACTGGGCAGCTTGGATACGTGCTAAAACCGCATCCATAAGCCCAACGTACTCTGCATAGAGCGGGGCAGCATCGACATTCCATTGGTGTCGATTGCCTGTCAAACTGCGTCGAACATGGCGCGTGTGTTTTATGAGTGCTGCCCACTCGCGTGCATAGAGCTGCTCGTGTGGAATTACGTTGCGTCCCAGCTCATTGCAAACACGCAGTACAACGTGTGGTTCTATGTCAGCGCTGCTCTGAATAATGCGGACGGCGCGGTCAATTGTTTTCTCTTTCGGCATGTGAAATCCTCGTTTGTAAAACGCATAGTATACATGCATTTTGCTGCAAGTGCAACAAAACAGCTACGACCCGCACAAACACTGGGTTGTGTGCTATCAAAGGCGTAACCACGCGGCCTCGTTAGAGGAATGCCTCCCTAGAAAAAAAACAGCCACACATTTGAAAAGAGCTTAAAAGATGTAAACACGCAAACATGCAACTTGCATGTATACACACATATAAACCCTCACACGTATATATATATATAAATTAGATTAGGTATATATATAGGTGTGTCGGATACGCTTACTCATATGAATCAAGGACTTACGCTATAGACGCGGGTCTATAACTGCCTTGACCTGTGACTTTAAGCTTTATTATTCATCCATGCACTCTATACACGCATCACCTGCGTGTAAACCTCGCCGTCTCCACCAAACGCGTACTGCAGCGTGCGTCCACCCTTGAGGTGGACGGTTACGTCTACGTTGTCAAGCAGGTACTCCGAGCCTTCCACCCATGCCACGGTGTTGGGCATAGTTGTCATGGCACAGCGCCTGCCGTACTCCTGCGCCTTGCGCTCACGGGCCACGGCTTCGGCAATGCCAAGGTGCACGTACTGTCCCCCAGTGCGCAGTGTGCGTTCGATACGGATGCGTTCTTCATGGTTGCTCATGTCTATCTCCATCGGTGTGCCTGCCCATTGGGCAAGTAAGCAACACCCGGCTGGCCCATCACGTGAGTGACTGCCAGCCACCTGCTGCCTAGAGGTTGAGCGTGCCACGTACTGGCACGCCTTGTACCATCCCATCATTCGCCGCCTGCTCACGCCACACGATGCCATCCTCGACCCACTGGTAGAGTGGCTTGCCGTGTGCGTAGCAGCCAGTGAACTTCGGTTCGCTTGGCAGTGGCAGGTATTTGATTTCGACGCTGGACCCGAGCCAATCCGAGTCGGGCAACGCGCCCCGCGCATCCACCTCAACATCGACAATCGTTTTGATTGTCCGAATGGGCGTGCGCTCGTAAGCGTGTGGGTCGTACACCACTGTCAGTTGCAAACACAAAGTGCTGCGTGTGAAGTATGCTGCCATGACTATCTCCTTGCAGTGAACGCCTGCCATGCTGGCAAGTAAGCCTCACTCCAATGGGTAGCACGCTACCCATCAGGGTCAAGCCTAAAAGGACAAATGTCCCTTTAGAGGGTGATGCATTTACGCAGTGACGCGTTCATCTTGCGTATCTGGCGCAACGCGTGCATTTCACGCGAAACATCGCGCCAGAATGGGTCGCGGTAATGCTGCGCTGTGCGCAGCCAGAAACCTTTCATGTTCATATAAAAGTTCTGTTGCCCGCCAATCTCTGCCCACCATTGATTCTTATCCATGACTATCTCCTTGCAGTGAACGCCTGCCATGCTGGCAAGTAAGCCTCACTCCAATGGGCAGACTAGCTGCCCATCAGGGTTGTGCCTAGTAATCAACGTACATCGGGAGTTCATCCTCAATCCCGACGAATATCATCCGCGTGCCATCCTCATCCCAGTACGAATGCGGGCGGCTGTCGGCGCATGCGTCCAGTTCTGAGTAAAACTGGGTTCGCATCACGTTGATAATCAGTTGTTCGCTCATGTCAATCTCCCAAGCGTGTGCCGACACAGTGTGTGTCAGTGTGCATCACGCCAAAGGACACTCGTGAGAATGCCCGATGGTGTGAAGGCTAAAGGGACAAATGTCCCTTTAGCTTACTTCTTGGCCGTGGCGTTGGCTATCGCCTTCGCCCGCAGCTTGGCTGCCTCCTCATACTCGGCGCACAGCGCGACCAGTTTGTCAGCCGCCTTCTGAACTTCGGGAGGAACGTCTATATCCTCCTTGTGTCCAGCGGTCGGAATGACCAACATCGCAACGATACGGTCTAGCCGCTTCTTGGCTGTCTCGAACGTTGCGCTGTCACGGTCGAACGTGACGCCCTCACCGCGCTGCTTTGCCTTGGTGGCGCACTTGTAGTACGCGGCGACCGGCTCTAACAGCACGCTGCGCAGTTCTTCTGGGGACAAATGTCCCTTTAGTGCCACCCGAAGTTCATCCACTTGCGTGGATAGCTTATCGAGTGACCCACATAGGTTGTGCGTCAGCTTGGTGATAAGGGTAAGGTTCAGTTTGTTTGTCATATCTATCTCCGGCCTTTCGGCATAGGTCGCTTGAAGTGGGAGCGACCAATCCCAATCAATCCACCACCCGGCGAATCGACAACTAAATATTACCAATGGGGGGTTCTAAACACGCAGGAAACACAGGGACAGCGACCCTACCGGGGTGGGGGGAGTCTAGGGATGGAGACACAACGTCATGGTATGAAACAGTATTCCCGACAAATCCCCAGAATTTTTTAATAAAAGTGATAAGTGCGTGTTTAGCCCGATATTTTTTAATAAAAAAATCCCCCGAAGCGAAAACGCATTCGGGGGAAAATTCCGGGGAGCAATCCCGGTCAGGGAGACGACATGGCAAGTTGCTAACCCTACCGATGGGAATTATACTGCGCAAATGTTGGAACACCTGCAATCAATCGACGGCTTTACCGAACTGGGGGAAGCCGATATCCCCGCGCTCGTGGCCGCGCAGGCAGGCACTGCCGAGGATATGCTGGCGCAGATGGGGTCACCCGAGCATCTGGTCACCTTTGACCAAGCGCAGCAGGCACGCAATGCGTTCGCCGCCGTTACGAACCCGAATGTCACCGACGAGGAAAAGAGAAAAGGGGTACTCACGCTGCGAGTACCCCAAGCGGTGCGCCATCTGGCCGGGATGCTGTCCCAGTACGATTGGGAATATGTCGAGCAGGCCAAGGAACTCCGGGGGTACGTGGTAGCGAAGTTGCTCGAGGAGACGCGCCACCCGGACGCGAAGGTTCGCCTGAAGTCCCTTGAACTGGTGGGCAAGCTCACCGAGGTGGGGTCCTTCACGGAACGAATCGAGGTCACCAAACGGGATGTGACATCCAGCGAACTTGAAGATAGAATCCGAGCCAAGTTGTCCGCCCTGCTTCCGAAACCGATTGACATCACGGACGCGCAGCTTAAACCAACGTAACCAACGTAACCAACGTACCCCACGAAAGGCAAGTCATGGCATTCCCTCCGAAAGCTCCCTTTGGTAAAACGGCAGGCAAAACAGCCACACCGAAACCCAACCCGTTTGCCAAGGGCGCGAAACCCGCCGCAATGAAAACGGCAACCAAAGCTCCAGCAGCTAGCCCCTTCGCTTCCCCGACCGCAGGACCTGCGTTCAAAAAGGGTGGGAAGTGCTGAAAGTGAAACCACCGAAGAAGGGACGGCCAGCGGCCAACCCTTTCAAGGTTAGTTCGCCCGCCGCCGGTGGGCGCGGACGAAGCATGGCGCGGATTGGCATGGCATCCGCTGGCCCGACGCCTCCGGCAACCCCCGTTGACCCGATGCAGGACTACAGCGCAGCCACCCCGGACACAACGGCAGACACCGCAGACGGGACCGCGTACAAGGCGGGCGGGCTGGTACGCAGGGGGTATGGGAAAGCGCGTGGTGCTTGAGGTAATTGAGTTGGGCTTCCAGCTCGCGCCCAACCCCGGCGCGTTTGAAACGGCAGTCGCCTATCTGGAGGAGCGTAATGGCAAAGGCACAGACGCAGCAGTTCATGGGCAGGAACGAGATGCTGCAGCGCCTCGGGGCGCAAGTAGGGAACATCGAGGAAGCCCGCCGGATTCTGATATCACGAGGGCACATGACGCCTGACGGCGCGTGGACGCCCGAGGGTGCCAAGCGCAACGCGATGACGGCAGAGGAGCGGGCCAAGGACCGGGCGAGTAAAGCAAGCGGCCACCCGGCAGCGAGTTTTCGATACGACCCAAAAACAAATAAGGCCGTCCCCCGATGATAGACTCCCTCGGCCCCGCAGAGGTAGCCGAGCTGCTGAAGCTACTTCCCACGCTGCCGCGCTCCGAGCAGGAGTCGCTGCTGGAGGACTTGGAGTTGCTTGAGCATCGCCAGCGCGTGCAGGGGGCGCGGGACGACTTTTTGAACTTCTGCCATGTCGTCTACCCCGGATTCAAGGAAGGGCCGCACCACCGGCACCTGAACCCGATACTGCACGAGGTTTGTCTTGGCACCCAGACCCGGGTGACCGTATCCATGCCACCGCGCTTCGGGAAAAGCGAAACCATTGCGTACCTGTTCGTGGCTTGGTACCTTGGGCATCACCCGACCCACCACATAATGATGGCGACCCACACGTTCGACCTGTCCGCGGACTTCGGGCGTAAGGTGCGCAACCTGCTGGACGGGGATATTTACCACGAGATTTTCCCCGATGCGGTCGTGGCGCGGGACAAGAGCGCGGCGTTTAACTGGTCCACCACCGCTGGCGGGCGCTATCTGGCAATCGGTATCGGGGCAAACGTGGCGGGACACGGTGCGCACCTGCTCATCGGGGATGACTTGGTGTCTGAACAAGCCGTCTTGGCGTCCGACCCGGACAAAACATTCGCTCAGGCGTGGGAGTATGTGCAGGTTGGACCCCTGCAGCGGCTTATGCCCGGGGGTCGGGTCATAATGATTGGCACCAGATGGGGTAAAAAGGACCCAATCGGGCGTGCTTTGCAGTGGGCAGACCAGAATTCGGACTCGACGCCGTGGCTGGAGGTGCGTTTTCCTGCCGTTTTACCCTCCGGCAAGTCACTTTGGCCCGAACAATGGCCGATTGACCAGCTTTTGGCGAAGAAAGCGGGCATGTTTCCCCAGTTTTGGGCCGCGCAGTACATGCAGGAGCCAACTTCCGAGGAAGGTGCACTGATAAAGCGCGAATGGTGGCGTGTTTGGACCAAAGAGAAGCCGCCCAAGTGCGAAATCATCCTGCAGAGCTGGGATACGGCGCATGGAAGCAACGATTCGAGCGACCCCAGCGGTGCCCAGACGTGGGGCATCTGGTTTAACGAGGAGGAGGAGCAGGACCAGCTCATCCTGCTGGACGCGTGGACCGGGCGCAAAGAGTTTCCGGCCCTGAAGAAGTTCGCCCTTGAGTATTACAAGGAGTGGGAACCGGACATGGTGCTCATCGAGAAGAAAGCTGCCGGTGCGCCACTGATTCAGGAGCTTCGCGCCATCGGCGTGCCGATTCAGGAGTACACCCCGAGCCGGGGCGTGGACAAGCGCGTGCGCATAAACTCGGTGGCCGACATCTTCGCGTCCAAGATGGTCTGGCGTCCTGACTTGCGCTGGGCGCAGGAGGTGGTTGACGAGATTGCCGAGTTTCCCAACGGGGAGCACGACGAAATGGTTGACTGTTGCAGTCAGGCTTTGATGCGGTTCAGGCAGGGCGGGTTCATCCGATTGAAATCTGATGAAAAAGACGACGATAATGTGCAGGTGCGCAAACGCGCAGCCTATTATTAGGAACCACCATGTTCTCAAAAAGCCTGAACCCCGCGCCCCAAGGTATCTCGGATACCGAGGAAGAACCCATCGAGGTCGAGCTTCCCAGTGAGGACGCGGGGGAACCCGGCGAGGAAACCCCCATCACCCCGACAGCCCACGGGGACAACTTGGCCGAGGTCATGCCCGACGATGCGCTGCGCAAGATATCCACAGACCTTGAGGCGGAAATACAACAGGACCTGATATCCCGCGCCGATTGGGAGGACACCTACAAAAACGGCATCAAGCTGCTCGGGCTGCAGCAGGAGGACCGGATGGAGCCGTGGGACGGCGCGTGCGGCGTGGTGCACCCGATGATTGCGGAAGCGGTGGTTCGCTTTCAGGCCGAGATGGTGACCGAGACGTTCCCCGCCGGTGGGCCGGTCAGGACCAAAATCTTGGGAAAAGAAACACCAGAGAAGAAACAGGCAGCGCAGCGGGTCGAGGAGGACATGAACCACCAGCTCGTTGACGAGATGCCCGAGTTCCGGCCCGAGCATGAGCGGGCCATGTGGCACCTGCCGATGGTTGGGTGCGTGTTTAAGAAGGTGTACTTCGACCCGACGCTGGGGCGGCAGGTGTCGTTAATGGTGCCCGCCGAGGAGGTCATCCTGCCGTACGGCACGACCAACCTGCAGACTTGCAACCGCATGACGCAGTACATGCGCAAGACCAAGATTGACATCGAGCGGCTCATCGCCGCAGGGTTTTACAAGGACATCGAGGTTCAGGAAGCCGCTGGCAGCACCACCGACATTCAGGAAGCCAAGGACACTGCCACCGGGGTGTCGCCTATAAACGACGTTCGCCCGGAGATTTATGAGGTGCTGGTGGACTTGGACCTGAGCGAGTACGACCCGCTGGCGAAAGTGCTGTCCCAGACCCACCTCGAGTTCGACGCGGATGCGGACGGCGAAGCCGAGGGCGACCTGACGGTTGAGGTGGAGGAGGATGGCGACGACCAGCCCCCGCGCCCGTACGTGGTGACGTTCATAAAGGGCACCAGCGATGTGCTTGCCATCCGGCGAAACTGGAAAAAGGACGACCCGCTGTTCTTGAAACGACAGCACTTTGTCCAGTACGACTATGTGCCGGGGTTCGGTGCCTACGGCTACGGCCTGATTCACTTGGTTGGCGGCTATGCCAAGAGCGCCACCTCCATCCTGCGCCAGCTCATCGACGCGGGCACGTTGTCAAACCTGCCCGGGGGACTCAAGACCAAGGGGCTGCGGATTAAAAACGACAACACCCCCATCGAACCGGGCGAGTTCCGCGATGTCGATGTGGGTAGCGGGACCATCAAGGACAACGTGATGGTGCTTCCCTACAAGGAGCCGAGCGTTGTGCTCTCCGGCCTGCTGGACAAGCTCATCGAACAGGGCCAGCGCTTCGCGTCCACGGCAGACCTCGATGTGGCCGACATGGGTTCGCAGGCTCCGGTGGGCACCACCCTCGCCATCCTTGAGCGCTCGCTCAAAGTCATGTCCGCCGTGCAGGCTCGCTGCCACTACAGTCTCAAGCTGGAGCTGAAACTCATCGCGGGCATCATCCGGGACGAGGCGGCGGAGGAGTACGACTTCGACCCCGAGATTGGCCCGCGCCGCGCCCGCAAGAGTGACTTCTCGATGGTCGAGATAATCCCGGTGAGCGACCCCAACGCCAGCACTATGAGCCAGCGGGTCATCCAGTACCAAGCCGTCATGCAGATGGCCCAGACCGCACCGCAGGTGTACAACATCGCGCTGGTGCACCGGGAGATGCTGGAGGTTATTGGCATCAAGAACGCGGCCAAGCTGGTGCCGCTGCCCGAGGACATGACGCCGGTTGACCCGGTGACAGAGAACATGGCGCTCCTGACCATGAAACCGGTGCACGCGTTTTTGGTGCAGGACCACGAGGCCCATCTGGCAGTTCACCAGAGCTTGCTGCAGGACCCCAAGATTCAGGCGGCTATCGGCCAGAACCCGCAGGCGCAGGCGATACAGGCGGCGCTGATGGCGCACGTAGCCGAGCATGCGGCGTTCGCGTACCGCATGCAGATAAGCCAGCAGTTGGGTGCGCCCCTGCCCGACCCGTCCGAGCCGATGGACCCGCAGACCGAGAAGAACCTGTCGCCGCTCTTGGCGCAGGCCGCGCAGCAGACCCTGCAGGCAAACATGCGGATGGCCGCGCAGCAGGCCGCGCAGCAGCAGATGCAGGACCCGGCCATGCAGTTGGAGATGAAGAAGCTGGCCCAGAAGGACCGCGAGCTGGACCTCAAGCAGCAGTCGCAGCAGGCCCACGTGGCACTGTCCGCCGACAAGGAGGACTTGGCCCGCACCAAATTCCAAGCCGAGTACGAGATGCAGCAGGCCGAGTTGGCGGCTCAAGGCATCCGCCTCGGCCACGAAGCCGTGCAAGCGCACATCGCGCTCAACCCCCCGCAGCCCCCTGCGCCACCTGAACCACCGATACCGGGAACTGAACCATGATAAGCAGTGCATGTGATTTCCTGCGCAACCAGCTTGAAGAATTGACCAAGAGCCACACCGCCAGTCTTGTGCGCGGCTCTGCCAGCCGTGACGATGACCAGCGCATACGGGGCATCCTGTATGGGCTGCAGTTGGCGAACAACGCCGTGAATGACCTCGAGGAACGCGCCCGCAGGGCCGAGGTCGCAGACGATTAAAGCCCCCTTGGCAGGTTGGCTCTGCCCCGTCTTGGCCGGAACGCCATGCTTTTGAGGTACAAAAATGAGTGAACCGGAGCTTCTTCCGGGGATGTATGCCATCCCCCACTTGGAGTCCATTACCGCGCCTGCCGAGGGTGACACTGACGGTGATGACGGAATCAAAGCCAAGGTCGTCCCAGACCCCACCGGCTACAAAATACTGTGCGTCATTCCTCCTGCCAAGGAGACGTTTGACGGAACAGGAATTATCAAGGCAGACATGGTGCGAGCGGCGGAGGAGCAGACCTCCCACGTGCTTTTCGTGCTGAAAGTCGGCCCGGATGCATACAAGGACGAGAAGAAATTCCCGTCTGGCCCGTGGTGCAAGGAGGGCGACTTCGTTTTGGTGCGTGCTTACGCAGGCACCCGGTTTAAGGTTTTTGGCCGCGAGTTCAGACTATTGAACGATGACGCCGTTGACGGAGTTATCCAAGACCCTCGGGGAGTGTCCCGCTCGTGAAAACGTGCAAACGCTGCGGCGAGCAAAAGCCGTTGTCTAGGTTCAGTCCGCGTAAGGATGCGCGAGATGGGCTTGCGTACTGGTGCATGACATGCAAAGTAGTTGCCACGAAAGCAAGCCCACGACGCGCCACGGTGCTTGCAGAGTACCGTGCACGGAATAAAGACGCGTGTGCGCTGCGCGTCGTCGTTTCCGTTGCTAAAAAGCCTGAGCAGTACAAAGCAAAGGCCCGCGAAATAGCAGCGCGGAGGCTTGCAAAGACCCCTGAGCGCGTGCACGCGATACGCAAAGCGGGCTACGAGCGCAACCGTGCGGTGGAGATTGCCCGGGTGCGCCGTAGGCAAGGACGTATCCGCGATGCAGCACCGTGGATTACCGTGGCCCACCGTGCGGAGATGCAGGGGCTGTATCAGTTCTGTCGCATCTTCCCTGCGTTTGAGGTAGACCACATCATTCCATTGAACGGAAAGCAGGTTTCGGGACTACACGTACCCCTTAACCTGCAGGCGATACCAGTATGTGCAAACCGCCAAAAAGGCGCAACTTTTGAGGTGCAGTAATGCCCAAAGCAAATGAAGATAAGTTCCGGTTCCCGGACGAAGCGGGGGAAGCGGCTGACCGCTCGACCGGCATCGAAACCGAGATTGACCTCGACAACGTGGAGGTGGAGGTTGTTGACGACACCCCTGCGGATGACCGCAACCGACCGGCGCTGGACGGCCCGGTGGACGACCCCACCGATGACGAACTGAAGGAATACTCCTCCAAGGTTCAGGACCGCATCAAGAAGCTGACCCATGCCCGCCATGATGAGCGGCGCAGGGCGGACACCCTGCAGCGCGAGCGCGATGAGCTGGAGCGCGTGGCGAAGGATGCCCTCGCGGCGCGGGACAAGATGAACACCCAGTACATCAAGGGTGCCGAGATTCTGTCCACCCAGACCAAGGCCGTGGCCGACAAGGCAGTGCAGGAAGCCAAGGTAAAGCTCAAGGCCGCGCACGATGCGTTCGACACGGACGCCATTGTGGAAGCGCAGGCGGAGCTGAACGAAGCCCAGATGCGCAAGGCGCAGGTAGAAAATTTGCGTGTACCCACTGTACAAACGCAAGAATCTGTTGTAGAGTCCCAACAACAGGCCAAACCAACGGCCCCGCAGCTTGATGACCGTACCCAGAAATGGCTCGGAAAAAACAAGTGGTTCGGGGAAGGCGGCGACGAAGCAATGACCGGCTACGCACTTGGACTGCATCAAAAATTGGTCAAGAAACACGGCGAGGGGTACACCCGAACCGACGAGTATTACTCGCAAATCGACGCAGCAATGCGCCAGACGTTTCCGGGACAGTTCAAATCGCAAGCCAGCGCGGACAGGCAGAGTAGCGTAGTTGCTCCGGCGACACGGGTCACTGCCCCAAGGAAGGTTACTTTGACGGCCACGCAAGTGGCACTCGCAAAGAAACTCGGTCTTACCCCGCAGCAATATGCTGTTGAACTTGTTAAAACGGAGAGTCAATAATGGCAACGCAAGCTGAACGTACCCCTCGTGAGCTGGCCTCACGCGAAACTGAGAAGCGCTACGAATACACCCCAGCGGCCTCTCTGCCCGAACCAAAACCTGACCCGATGTTTTCCTATCGCTGGGTAGCAACCCACGTGATGGGGACACTGGACCCGGTGAACGCTTCCAAGCGATTCCGGGACGGCTGGGAACCGGTGAAGGCGGTGGACCACCCCGAGCTGTTTCTCCCCGGCAATGCCGATGGGAACGTCGAGATTGGTGGCCTGATGTTGTGCAGGATGCCCAAGGAAAGAGCGCTGGCCCGCCAGCGATATTTCGACAAGCAGAATGAGCAGCAGATGGAGTCGGTGGATGGGAATTACATGCGCAATAGTGATTCCCGCATGCCGCTGTTCTCGGAGAAATCATCCGAGGTGACACGCGGCGGCGGGTTTGGTAAAGGTCCATCTCGTTAACAAGGAGTGACTTATGTCATTAGTAGCTGCCCCTTATGGGCTAAAGCCGGTTTCGCTGATTGGCGGACAGGCATTCAACGGTGGTGTCATCCGCGAAATTCCCATGACGGTGAACACCGCCACGGCGATTTATGCTGGTGACGTTGTTCAGATTGGCGGCGCGTCGGCGGGCCAACCGCAGGCGATTACTGCTACTGTCACGACCGCTTCTGCGGGCGTTATCGGCGTTTGCGTTGGCGTGTCCTTCGTTGACCCGGTGCTCAAGCAACAGCAGTTTGCCAACTCGCTGCCTGCCGGTGCCATCACTGCCGGGTACACCAACGTGATGATTCGCGTATGCGATGACCCTGACCAACTGTATCAACTGCAGAGCGTCGGCTCGGTAGCTGCCACGGTTCTGGGCAAGTTCTGTGCGCTGGAAAACTTCGGTGGCGGCAGCTACGGCAACTCGACCCTTCGCGGTTCGACCCCGGCCAACACCACCACGCTGGCAATGCGTATCGTTGGTTTCGCGTCCACCCCCGGTGACTCTTTCACGGACCTCATCGTGAAGTTCAACCACGGCGTGCACATGTATTACAACGCCACCGTTCTGGCAACCTAAAGGAGTAACTCAAAATGGCTATTTCACGCTCGCAGCTACTTAAAGAGTTGCTCCCCGGCCTCAACGGCTTGTTCGGGCTGTCCTACAAACAGTACGAAAACCAGCACACGGAAATTTTCAGCACGGAAAGTTCTGACCGCTCCTTTGAAGAAGAAACCAAGCTCGCCGGATTCGGTGCAGCTCCGGTGAAAACTGAAGGCTCGGCCATCAACTATGATTCCGCGCAGGAAGCGTTCACGGCGCGGTACACCCACGAAACCATTGCGATGGGGTTCTCGATTACCGAGGAAGCCATCGAGGACAACCTGTACGACTCACTGTCGGCACGCTACACCAAGGCTCTGGCCCGTGGCATGGCGTATACCAAGCAAGTCAAGGCAGCGTCCATCCTGAACAACGGTTTCAACGGCTCCTACCTCGGCGGCGACGGCACCACGCTGTTTGGCTACAACTCCAGCTCCAGCCGTGTTGGGCACCCGCTGGCCGGTGGCAGTACCAACAACAACTCGCCAACGGTTGGCGTGGATTTGAATGAAACAGCAATTGAAGCTGCGGTCATCCAGATTCAGTCGTGGACCGATGAGCGCGGCCTGCTGGTTGCTGCCAAGCCCCGCAAGCTGGTGGTACCCCCGGCATACCAGTTCGTTGTCAAACGCGTGCTGGGTTCCGACCTTCGCGTTGGTACGACCGACAATGACCTCAACGCCCTGAAGGCGCTGGGAACCATCGGCTCCGGTTATACCATCAACAACTTCCTGACCGACACCAACGCATGGTTCCTGCTGACGGACGTTCCTGACGGCCTAAAAATGTTCCAACGCGCTGGCCTGAAAACGGCAATGGAAGGAGACTTCGACACGGGCAACGTCCGTTACAAGGCTCGCGAGCGTTATTCCTTTGGCTGGAGTGACCCGCTAGCCATCTGGGGTAGCTCTGGTTCGACCTAAGCTGACCTTGAAAAAGCCCGCTCCGGCGGGCTTTTTCTGGTTTATTATTTGGCTTTCAGGAGCAGGCTATGACATATGCAGCAGACACCGCTGGCGGCGGGTTTATCGGCAACCACCTGACCGTTGCAGCGCTTGAAGCGCTCCGGCCAGCCGCGTACCACGTGGGGCGCATAGCGACGGTCGGCACGCCCGGGCAAACGGGCACTTACTATATCTCCCAAGGCAATGGCTGGCAGCCCGTGGCCGCTCTCGCAACCGACTCCTCCGGCAACGCAACGGGGCTTGTGGGGGCGGGGGGTAATAATGTGCTCGGATGGGCAAGCAAAAACGGCATGTGGGCAAACCCAATGCAAAATGCTTGGCAGACAACGTTTGGTGGGTATTGCTGGCGCGGAGCCTATGAAATACCTGGCCACGCAAGGGCATTTAGAGTGTTTGTTCCAAAAGCACAGCAAGGTACATGGACTGTTGACGGCCTTGCTATCTGCGCAACGGATACAGCATCAAGCCCAGCAAGATTTGACCCCGGCTCTGGGGCGGCGTGGGTAGCGGGTACTTTTGATGGAGTTACTTCGGTAAAGACTATTCCTGTATTTGCGCCACCTGACCAATATCAAGTTAATAATCCGGGAGATGGTGTTTGGTCAGATTGGATTTATTGCGCGACAATTCCGCGTGTAGATACGCCGGGCGCAAATCCGATAGTTGTAATTTCTATTTATTCGGCATCTGCAAATACGATGGCCGTCAATGGTGGAAGCGGGTCAGAAGTTGGATTTGGATCTGAACCGATGCATCGCTGGAGTGCCTTTAAAGCAGCAGCAGCAAATGCAACCGGTTCTTTTTCGAGCGGCTCCAGTGATCCGCAATGCCTGCCTATTCTTGCTTTTCAATGGGCACCTGTCGCATCATCTATTTCCATATCTGCTTTTGGCGATTCCATCATGCAAGGCGGCAAAACATCTCCATTATCAAGGGGTTACATAATAAAAACCGCTGCGTTGCTTACAACGGCAACGGGATATAGCGTATCTTCGGTTAATGGTGGTGTTGGTGGTGATAAAGTAATTAACTCTCTAAACAGGTTCAGATTTTATTGCGCATCAGGAGGTGGGTTGCCTAATATTGCACTTTTTTGCCCATACACTAGAAATAGCACGGCAGCAATGTCTGTATCTCAAATGGTAGGAGTTGGAGAAGTGTTTATAAAAACAGCACTCCAATATGGAGTGTTGCCTGTTATGGTTGCAGGAATGTACGAAAGCGCAATAACCGCAAACAATTCAATTTTTCCTGCGGTGAATGTTTTGTCGCAGGCAATGGCAACATATTACAACATCCCGTATATTGATAATGCTTCAATAATTACATCCTCAAACGCTGCATCATATCTTGATGCTGATGGAATTCATCCTAACAATACTGGCGATGACTTGTTGGCCGCGAACGCTGCTACCACATTGTTGCCGTGGGTAGGTCGCGTACTTGCAGTAAGTAAGTATCGATAACCCCCAACCCACCCCACATAAGGACTCCCCATGACCCTCGCCTACTCTACCACCCTGCGAAACGCGCAACTCGACGCCATCACGTAAGGATTATTAATGGCTGAACTGGAGACTACTGACGACCTCGGTAAGACTCCAGAGGCACAGGCACGCCGGTGGAAACTTGAACTGAAACTTGCAGGAATCGCATAAATGGCAACCCTATCAATTACCCTCTCAGCACAAGGATTGCCACCGGGCCCCTACCGTGGTATAACCGTTTCACCAAGATTTCCGCTGCAACAGACCCGCTTGGGGGACACTGTGATGACTGTGCAGCTAACGCTCTCACAGGAGTAAGCTATGTCAAACAGTACCTTCTCGGGTCCGATTCGCTCGGGCACCGTGCGCGATGGCGCACCGGCTTTAGGCGCAGTCGGCGCACTTCAGGGCTACAACGTAGGACGCCCGGTCCTCACCCAGATTTACACCATTCCGTTTGCCCAAATGATTGTGACTACCGGGTCCGCAATCACAGCATTCAACCTTCCCGCCGGGTCGAAGATTTTAGGGATGGATGTGGAAGTAACGGCGGCACTGGTTACTGCTACCAACTTGGCGCTTCAGCTCGGTATTACCGGAACGGTTGCTAAATACTACAGCACGTTCAACACGGGCGCTACCGTGGGTAAAGTGGCAGCAGCCACCATTGAAACGGCCATGCAGGTGTCGGCAACCGATAATATTGGGACTGCGGATGTTCCAATTCTCCTTACCGCCATTGCTGCAACTGGCACAGCCACTGTCGGTTCAGTAGTAGTTACCCTACGTTACGTCCAGCGCAACGCTGATGGTTCGTAAGGAGGTCTGACATGGCACGGCCAATCAGACAGGCGCTGGTCCCCACTGCTGCGGTGGCGGGGTCACCCATTATCCTCAACACGTTGGGGACATCCCCGTTCAACGTCTCGGTCGAGGTCAGGCTGTCCGCTGGCGCGAACATGACGTACAACGTGGAGTACACCTACGACGACGTGTTTGCCAGCAACTACGTGCCCTCCTCGGGTAACTGGATTGTGCTGTCGAGCATGTCGGCCAAGATTGCCACGGCAGACGCGAACCTGTCGGCTCCAGTTGCCGCCATACGAACCAACGTCACGGCGTGGACCTCGGGCACCCTTGTAACCACCGTAATACAGGCGCAGCAATAATCATGGCTACCTCCAACACCCCTGATACAACCGCCCAAACGGTCGATGTCAATGTCGCCCGCTCCGCGCTGTCACAAGCGCTCGGCGTGCTGGCCCCGCTAACTGGAGCCATGCAGAACGCCGCCACGGTGTTCGACCAGCTTTCCAACGCAACGGTGTACAAAGCCGCGCTGGAGAAGTCTGTGGCCGAGCTTGATGCGTTGATAACAATGCGACAGACACAGCTCTCCGAGCTTATTGTCCGCACGGAGGACGCAGGCGTGCGTGCAGTTAATGCCGAGACGGCAGCTACACAAGCGATTGCTGATGCCGAAGCTATGGTTGCTCCCAAGGTTGCCGAGTACGAAGCCATACTGGCGCAACAGCTTACGGACTGGAAGGCGAGGAACGATGCCAAGGCGGCAGAGATTAGCGCCCATGTAGATGCAATCAATGAGCAGGCGAACAAAGACATTGCCGACATCACGGCAAAAGCTGTGCAAGCCCAAGCTGACTACGATGCCATCTCCAAGAAGCTGGAGTCCGTGAAGGCCAACGCTGCCAAGTTCGCCGCTTCGCTGCAGGGGTAAGCGGTGGCTGTCTCCGACTCGGTAACCAACCTCAACCCGGCCAAAACCGGGCTGGAAGCGTACGCCGTCAACAACGTCCTCGATGGTGTGCCAATGTACATCGGTAAGGTCAAGGCTGACGGGCGCTGGGTGGTCGAGAAGTACGACAGCTCCGCTGGCACGCTGCAGTATGCCAACTACACCAACAACCCGGGCATCATCGGCTACGGGTCCGCGTGGACGCAACGCGCCACACTTGTTTATGGTGGGTTTGAAACCATCACCGACCTCTAGGGGATAACCATGTCCGTAGGCCAAACACACGTAAGCGCCAAGTTCGTGAGCAACATGTCCATCACCGGGCTGGCATCACTCTGGGCAACCAACACCATCAAGATGGCAATCATCACCAACGTGGCTCCGCCCACGGTGGCTGACTCTGACCCGCGCTGGGGTGCGGGCGGAACGCAGAACTACGCCACCAACGAGGTGACGCCGGGGGGCAACTACGCCGCTGGCGGGGTGACCTTGACCAGCCCGACCTCGACCCTTTCAGGCGCGGTAACGTCCCTGAACGCCACCAGCCCCATCACCATCGCGGCCAACGCGTCGAATCCGACCGGTGCCTACTGGGCCATCTTCTATGACAGCACGGACGCGGGCAAGCACGTGTTCGGGTACATGGACCTCGGCGGGCCGGTGTCGCTGGTGTCGGGCCTGCAGATAAACATCAACGGGGTCAGCAGTGGTAGTCAACCCGTTTTTCAGGGGACGGCGACGTGAGGCTATGTGGTTTGTTGTCGCCTTTACCATCGGGCTGTTTATAGGATTCACCTGCGGCATAATCGCAATGGGTGTCCTCACCGGGGGCAAGTGATATGGCAGAATTCCATGTCTATAGCAACACGGTCGCGGACGGGACGAACAACTCCATTGTCCGCCCGTCAGATTGGAACTCGGCACACAGCCAGATAATCACGCTCACCGGCAACACCGCCGGTCAGTCAACGGTCAGCGGCACAAACATCCTGTTTGCTGGTGGCAGCAACGTGGTGGTCAGCGGGGTTCAGGGTGCCAATGTCGCCACCATAATGATTTCCGGCTCCAACCAGAGCGTGCAGACGCAGGCGAGCGGGAACATCGCGGGCACGGGCTACAGCAGCACAACGATTGCCGGGACTGTACCATCTGCAACGCTGGGAACGAACGGCCTGAGCATCAACTGGCCCCCGTTCATCACCACCGCAGGCGCGGCCCAGACAACCCAGACACAGCCCGCAGGCATCATCGCAGGCGCTGGGACCACCACCACAACCCAAGCAGGCTCCACGGTCGGGATGACGCTGAACTCCAGCGGGCTGTCCGCTGCATGGCCCCCGTTCATCACCACGTACGCTGCGCAAACCAACCAGACGGGGAACATATATGTCACCGCCGGAAGTACGCAACTTTCATCTACTGCTGGTATTGATTTACGTAGTGTCAGCTTTGCTGGCGCTGGTATTGCTAGTGTTGGAGTATCTGGCGGGGTTGTTTTAGTCTCTGCCACGCAGTCCGTTCAGACGCAGGCGAGCGGGAACATTGCGGGAGTTGGCACCACTTTTGCCGGTGCGAATGTCTCAGGGTCCATGACGCTGAACAGCAATGGGCTGAACCTCAGTCTCAGCGGCGGAGCCGGTGGCGGCGCGGGCGATGGATACAACATCATCAACATCAGCGGCAACACCACGGGAACGGTGAACACGTATGCGTCGGCAACCATTGCGCTTGCTGGCGGCAACAACATCACGATGTCGCAGAGTTCCAACTCCATCAGCATCAACGCACCACCCAGCTCAAGTCTGGTCGCTGGCAGCAACATAGCGTTGTCCACGGGTGGCAGCACGATAAGCATTCACAACATCGGCGCGGGCAGTGGGCTGACAACGACCACGCAGGCGGGCACGACCATCGGCATGACCCACAACACTGCTGGGTTGTCCATCGCTTACCCACCATTCATCACCACTGCGGCTGGCGGCGGGGGTGGAGCATTCAGTGCCTCGGGTGGCTCAAGTACATTCGGCACGTTGAACTTCAGCAATCAGGCCAATGGTGTCACGTTCAGCAACAGTGCAGGCGCACTCGCATTGAACCATGCACTGGCTGGAACAACGACCGGGTTCACAGGGACAAACATTGCAGTGTCCATGACGCATAACAGCGCCGGTCTTGCAATGCAGATGAACGTGTCTACGGGTGCAGCCAACTCGTTCACTGCTAGTGACATGGAAATGTACCCATTGGGGAACAACACGGTCTTGACCTCTTACGGTCAGAACACGCTGCACTTCCAAGGGTTCCGTCCTATACAGAACATCTCCATGACTGCCGTGGAAATGTTCGTGTCCTTGAGTAGTGTTACTTCAGCAGTGTCACACTCCGTTGGTCAGACAATGAGTTACGGCTGGTACTCTAAGGGGTCTGGTACAAACTCGTCACGCTATGAGTCAATGGCTACGTCCTCAATGTATATGGCAGCAAGCTACTCTAGCAATCTGTCTGGTGGGCTAACGGTAGCGAATGGGGCTAACTCATACACGACATCAAGCGCCGGTACTGTATTCGGCTCTGTGCTTTCAGGCATGAAAATTATGTCCTTGCCAATGGGAACATCATTGTCTGCTGGTGGTGACTACATGTTCGCATTTGCTAACAGCACAGCGTCAGTCGGTAACACCGGGGCACTACGGGCCAGCTTCATGCACCAGACCCTTATGTCCGGTGCTTCAGCTTCCTTCGGCATCATCGCCACGAATACCTTGGCCGTTACGAATACGTCGAACACCAACGAGCCGTTCCTTGCTGCATACACTGCTACCTCTGGTGCATGGCCTAGTACGATTGCCAAGTCGCAGTTCAGTGCATGGGCTGCAACGCAGGCGCAGATGTATCTCTATCTGGAAGCGTAATGGCAGTTCGCTCAAGCGCACTTGCCTCGGGCGTTGGTCCGACAATAACGCCAACCGCTCCTGCTGGGTTTGCGGCTGGCGACCGGCTACTTTTATTTGTAGCTTCTGACTTTGTAACTGGCCTTACAGCCACGCCACCTACCGGATTTACACAGATAGGGGCTATCGATGAAACCGCCCCGGATGGCGGCTCTCTGCTTGTTTTCGAGAAGAAAGTAGCAGCAGGCGGCGAGTCATTTAATTGTTCTGTAACAGGCTCCACTACGGACTATGTTGCGATTACTGTCGCCCTCACCGGGAGACATGCAAGTAGCGCGGCAGTCCTGCAGTCCACATTAGGCCCAACAGTATCTACAGCCGGTGGGACATTCACTGCCACTGGCCTGAGCGCTACTGCCGGGGATGACGTACTCCTTTTCACACAGACTGACCCGACAACCAATATAGTTGTCACGGTAGGCACTCCCGCAAGCTGGACGCATCTTCAAGGCGCTCAGGCCGCTGGTGGTTTTGTCTATGGCGCAGCAGATGTATTCCCTAACTGGCCCACCACTGGGGCCACTGGTAGTACAAGCCAAACAATCACCACAACAAGCCTCAGTTGGTCAGTTAACTCGTGGATGGTGGCTATCCCCGCTGCAGCATCTGCCGGAATCCCGGTCTATTATCTCACCGCATAATGGAACCTCAACTCATCAGCTCATACTCCGAGGGCAAGCACAACGCCAACCTCGATGAGACAATATCGCGTCTGACGCAGGAGGGTGCGTACAAAGACCTGTCCTGCGTGATGGTGGTTCCTTGCTTCGGGCAAATCCCGACAAAAGCAGTGGCATCGTGGATGAACCTTTTCTCAGCACCCAATGCTAAATTCGTTCGTATCTTTGCAGTCGGGATGGAGGTTGGTGTCGCGTTTTCAAGCGCCGTATCTTCAATACTCAGTCACCCCGACCTCTCAAACTACAAGTACATGCTCACACTTGAGCATGACAACCTTCCCCCTCCAGATGGAATTATCAAGCTTCTCCGACGAATGGAAGCTAACCCCGAATACGCCTGCATCGGGGGTCTTTATTTCACCCAAGGACCCGGCGGGTGCGCTCAAATCTGGGGTGACCCCAAAGACCCCGTGACCAACTTCCGGCCACAGAAGCCGTTGGCAGGTGAACTCGTTGAATGCTGCGGCACGGGCATGGGGTTCAACATGTGGCGGCTGTCCATGTTCAAGGACCCCAAGCTGCGCCAACCTTGGTTCGTGACGCAGACGAAGGATGGCGTTGCAACGCAGGATTTGTATTTTTGGAATGATGCCCGCAAGCACGGGTATCGCTGTGCCATCGACTGCGATGTGAAAGTCGGGCACTATGACCTTGATGGCAAGAGAGGCGGGATTCCCGACATGGTATGGTGAAACTAAATATCGGCTCCGGCAAGTCCCCCAAGGAGGGCTTCATCAACGTGGACCAGTACGCGATGGAGGGCGTCGATGTCCTGCTTGACGCAGGCGTGGACGCATGGCCGTGGGGCGATAACACGGTAGAGGAGCTGTTCGCATCCCATTTCCTTGAGCATCTGACGCAGGACCAGCGCGTGCACTTTTTCAACGAAGCCTGCCGCGTCATGGCTCCGGGGGCCAAGGCCACCATCATCACGCCCCATTGGGCCAGCAACCGCGCCTATGGGGACCCCACGCACAAGTGGCCTGCCGTGAGCGAGATGTCGTGGTATTACCTAAAGCAAGAGTGGCGCACGGCCAACGCGCCGCACACCGACCTCAAGTGGAACGCCAACGGGTTTAGTTGTGACTTTGACGCAACATGGGGGTATTCGTTCGGCCCGGAGCTGGCTGTAAGGAATCAGGAACACGTTCAGTTCGCCCTGCAGAATTACAAGGAAGCTGCGCAGGACATGCACGCCACCATCACCAAACCGGTGCCCAAGGTGGAATAAATGACCACAGCGTTCCAGAGTAACGCGTTTCAGAATGACGCGTTTCAAATTGACACTGGAACGCTGGTCACAGTCACGGCCAGCCCCGGCGCGTGGACATGGGCGGGTGCCACCGCTAACATCCCGGCAGTCGTTTATGCCGGTACAGGCTCATGGACATGGGCCGGTGCCACTGCCACAACCTCACAGTTAATATCCGGTGGCGTTGGCGCGTGGACATGGGCCGGGGTTACCGCGACGACGAACCAGCTTATCAGTGCCGGTGTCGGCGCTTATACGTGGACCGGAACCACCGCGGCCATCACCGAGCTGATACAAGCGACCCCCGGTACGTGGACATGGACGGGGCAGCTATCCACGGTCACCCAGCTTGTCAACGCGGGCGTCGGCGCTTACTCATGGACGGGAACCACATCCTCGCTCGGCGGCGGCATATTCGGCTTCCCCGGAACGTATACGTGGGCAGGGACGACTGCGGTTGTCATCCTGCCTATAACGGCAGGCGTCGGTGCTTACTCATGGGCCGGTGTCACCGCCATCCTGCCAGCGATGGTCTACGCCTCGCCGGGGGCGTACACGTGGGTGGGCACCACGGCGCTGACCACGCAGGCCATAAACCAGACGGTGGGGCTATACACGTGGTCCGGGCCGACAGCGGGCATCACCCAGCTCATACCCGGCACGGTCGGGGCATACTCATGGACCGGGGCCACGGCGACCATAACGCAGGTGGTCAACGCCATCACGGGCACATTCTCGTGGTCGGGCACAACGTCAGGCATCCCGCTGGTCATGACCAGTGCTGTCGGCGCGTACGCATGGGCAGGCAGGACGGCAACCATCGGCACCGGGGGCATAATCTGGCCGCTGCCGTCGCAGGTACAGGCCGGGGTGGTCTACGGGCCGACCGGTACCGAGTACACGGGCACGCTCAACGTGGGCGTCAGGCTGGAGCTGGAGACAGGGCGGCTGGTGAAACCCATCGGGACAAGTGTGGCAATTTTGCTGTAGCTGGAGTACACTCGCAAAATGTCCTCCGCTCGTACCTATTTTTTGATTTTTATTGCTTTTCCCTTCGTGGCGGACTTGAACATCATCGAGTGGGTCGCCTACACGGCCATCATCGGCCACTACTTGCCAAGGAGCATCGAATGGCTACAGTGTTACTTCAGGCGGGGACTGTCCCGAAAGTCAATAGCAAGGGCAAGCGCACAGCTTCCCGCCCATTCACGGACAGCGAAGTTGCCGACCAAGAGGCAGCAAATGCTCGCCCCTTCGGTGCCGAGCTGACAGACCGGGCCGCTGCTGCGACGGTAGGCGCTGCGCAGGCGCTGCCATCACGGCGCAAGTATGAAATCACATCGCTGGAAGATGGGAAAAATCCCTACCAGCGCCCACAGCCCGACGCTCCCGGATACGAGGGGTATAAGAAGGGCGGCGCGGTCGCGCCGGGGCGCGGCTTTAAGGCAGGCGGGATGGTCCGCCGGGGCTACGGAAAAGCTCGAGGCGCATAATGCCACCAGTGCCTAAAGTCCCAAAACCCAAGGCACCCTCGACAGGGACGCCCACATCCCTTAAAATGGGGCTGAATCTACCAAAGACGCATCGCACCGCCTCGTCAGCGATTAACCTGCCCAAGACCCAGAGGGTCAAATGGAAAAAGCTGGGGTGATGTATGGCGACTTCTGGTACGACGACTTTCAGTCTCGACCTACTTGAAATTGTTGAGGAAGCCTACGAGCGCTGCGGGGCAGAGGCACGTTCGGGCTACGACATGCGCACTGCGCGGCGCTCCCTCAACCTGCTGTTTGCCGATTGGGCCAACCGGGGGCTGAACCTCTGGACGCTGGACTCGGGCAGCATCAGCCTCATCGCCGGAACGGCCACCTACGCGCTCCCGGCGGACACCATCGACCTACTGGACTGCGTGCTGCGGTCCAACGATGGCGTGGTAACTTCCCAAAACGACAGGGCCATCTCACGCATCAGCAACAGCGTTTACACCACAACGCCCAACAAGATGTATCCGGGGACCCCCAATCAGATGGTAATCACGCGGGGCGTTGCCAACCCGTCCGTGACGCTGTACCCGGTGCCAAGCGATGCCACCCAGAAGCTGGTGTACTGGCGGCTGCGCCGCATGCAGGACGTTACCGGGGGCGCGGATAGCCCGGATGTGCCCTACCGACTACTGCCGCCGATGGTGTCCGGGCTGGCCTACTACCTGTCGTTCAAGGTTCCTGAAGCCGCGCAGCGCATGAACACGCTCAAGATGGCCTATGACGAGGATTGGGGCCGTGCGCAGGATGAGGACCGGGAAAAGTCACCAACGCGGTTTATTCCCCGCGTAGCGAGGGTATGACATGGATGGACCGTTTGCACGCGGTAAACGCGCACTTGCCATATGCGACCGCTGTGGCCTGCGCTTCAAACTGCTCACGCTGCGCTCCGAGTCCGTCAAGGGCGTTCGGCAAAACGCGCTCGTGTGCAGCTCCTGCTTCGACCCTGACCATCCGCAGAACTTCCAAGGCATGCGCCCGGTGTATGACCCGCAAGCGCTGCGCAAGAGCCGCCCGGATGTGCCAGAAGCGCCCGTGCCGCCATACAACCCCACGTTCATAGGATAGGCCCATGACGTACACCGAACTCAAACAGGCGATACAGGACTTTGCGTCCAACTACGAGACATCGTTTGTCAGCCACATTGACCAGTTCATCAAGACCACTGAGCACCGCATCATCGCGGATGCCCAGCTCCCGCTGGAGCAGAACGCCACCACGCTGTCCACCGCCATCGGCGTCAGCAGCATTGACGTTTCCGGGGTGACCGGGTACCTATCCGTTGACAGTATCGCTGTTACGGTTGCTGGGGAGTACCGGTACCTGTACAACAAGGATGAGGAGTACATGCGTGAAGCGTTTCCGCTGCCTTCGGCTACGGGCGTCCCCCGGCTGTACAACGTATACGATGACAAGACACTGAAGCTGGCACCGACGCCCAATGCAGTGTACCCATTGGAGCTGCGCTACTACAGCTACCCGACCAGTATCGTGTCCGCGTCTACTTCATGGCTGGGAACCAACTTCGACCAAGCGCTGCTGTACGGAGCGCTGCGCGATGCGGCGGTGTACTTGAAAGAGGAAGCCGATGTCGTTGCCATGTACGAGGCCAAGTACCAAGAAGGTCTGGCGCAAGTCAAGGCATTCGGTGACAAGCGCGGCTCGCTCGACAGCTACAGAACACGGGGATAACCATGCCAAGCACATACTCACCCATACTGCGTCTGACGCTCCCCGCTACCGGCGACTTGCAGGGTACGTGGGGCAGCACCGTAAACACAGAGATAACCGCGTTCATTGAGGACGCCATCGCGGGCACTGCGACCATCGCAATGGCCGATGCGAACTATACGATGTCGGCCAACAACGGTGCCTCAGACGAGTCACGCAAGGCCGTTATCAAAGCAACGGGGGCGCTGACTGCGGGGCGCAATCTGGTCATCCCTGCTGCGGCCTCATCAGTAACCAAAATATATGTTGTCACCAACGCAACCAGCGGTGGCTTCGCGGTCACGTTCAAAACCTTTGCTGGCACCGGCATCGCTGTTCCTGCCGGGATGACGTATCTGTTGCGCTGCGATGGCACCAACGTGGTCATGGCGAATATCATCAGCCTTGACAACACCTCGGCAGTAACGGGGATGCTCGGCGTAGTTAACGGGGGCACGGGCGGCGTAACGGCAGGGGCTGCACGCACCGCGCTGGGTGCGGCAGCTTCGGGCGCACTCGGTTCCTCTGGTATCACGGGCGCGGCGGCATCGGGAGCCAATGCAGACATCACCAGCTTGTCCGCAGTCACGTACGTGGCCGCAGGGGTAACGCTCGGTTCTGGCGGGCCGGTAGTGGGCTACCGCGATGTTCCGCAGTTGAGCCAGACGCCTGCTACCGCGATGGTGCTAGGAGACGCAAGCAAACATTATTTTGCAAGTGCCGCTGGCACATGGACGATACCATCAAGCACTGGGGGCGGTGCAGTGGCCTACCCAATCGGAACGGTTCTGACATTCGTCAACACTACGGGCAGCAACTGCACCATTGGAATCACTGCCCCTGACACGCTGACACAGGCTGGTACAGGCTCAACGGGCGCACGCACGCTGGCTAATGCGGGGATGGCAACAGCGCTCAAGATTGGGTCAGCGGCGTGGATTATTTCCGGGTCGGGGCTGTCGTAATGGTTGCACTTATTTTTCTGGCGATTGTCATCGGCATAGTGGTCACGCTATCCAAATCGCAGAAGCCCGCAACACCCACGGCGCAACCGATACCCGTTAAACCCACACCGCCAACTGGAGGAGATATGTCAGGCGTATCGAACATTCTTTTAGGTAGTGGGGGCGGTCCATCGCTTACCTTTGGCAATGCGTGGTCGGGCACATTCAATGGCACTAGGTCAACCGCGTATGTTTGGTGGAACGGCTCAACCTTCGTAAACATATCACGTAGCTCTGGTGTACTAACTGGAGCAGGAGTCGTGCGTATCGGAACAAACGGCTCAACGTGGACGGAGTACAGCGATTTACCGACCAAGCTTGCAGCAGCGTTTACTGCGGGGCTTACCCCAACGGAACCGTGTTATGACCCGACAAATGGCATGTTTTACATTGCCACAAAATCCAATGGGTTTGCATATAGCGGCGATGGGGGTGTTACATGGACAACCCGCACCTCGTTGCAAACCGCTTGCGGAAGTGCGGCAAGCTCTCAGAATAATTGTATTCTTGCACGTGGCAACATGATTCTGGTAGGTGGGGCACAAGCAGTCGCCGCCAACAACTATGCGCTAAGTACCGACAGTGGTGCCACCTTTTCAACTGCCTACAGAGCAAACTTGAGTGCAGCAGGTGTTGGAATACCCACTGTTTTTGGGTACGGACTTGGAAAATATCACGCGTTTGCAGGCGGCAGTCATGCATATAGCACAGACGGGCAGACATGGACGGCATCGAATCTATCCGCAGTTATGGGCGGCAACGTTTTGTCTTTCGACGCTAGTTCAAACACACTTGTTGTAGGCGGGTCGTCCGGTACGCTGGCGTATAGCACGAATGGAACATCTTGGACTGCCAATGCATCACTGAGCAGCAGCGGCAATTGGGGGTCGGCAATAACGGCGTTCACCAATGAAGTTACAGCTATCTACTGGACCGGAAACCAGTTTTTAGCGGGTGGATATCTTGGGCATTTTGCCCGCAGCGTTGATGGTATTACGTGGACTGTACTCAGTCCATCATTGCTTAACGGTTCCACTTCGCCAACATGGTCAGCCAATAACAGCGATGTTCGGTCTATGGCAACCAACGGGAGCAACCTGCTGCTGGTAGGTGGTGGAAATATTGCCGGACCCTTTGCTACGACATCATGATAGACGGCGGCACATTACTTATTCTCGGGGTCGCAGCGGCTGCGCTCATTGTCTTTGTGCGCTCGCGCACAGTAAAAACATCTGGAGAAAACATGTCCGGTGTATCGAATCTTTTGCTTAGTGGAAACAAGCTGGTAGCTTCGGCAACATTTGGCGCAAGCTGGACGGACTACAGTTCGGTTCTTGGTGCAGACGGCTTTGGCGGTAACCCATTAAACGTATTTTGGACTGGAAGTGATTTTGCTATCGGAGTCTCTGGCGGGGCTACGGATATGCGGTACTTCACTAGCCCCAACGGTATTGCATGGACACGGCAGACCGATTTTGAAACAAAGGCTACCACGTTTATAACAGGGGGCGTTACTACGCTGCAAAACGCAAAGTTCGCCTATGATAAGGGACGCAACAAAACCTATGCAGCTTGCGATGGTAATGGATTCCTTGTGAGTCTTGATAGAGGCGTGACATGGACAGCATCCTCCGCGCTTAAAACACTAACCTCGGGTACATCAGCAGACCATCCCGGAGCGCTGTTTGCGCACAATGGGGTGATTCTTTACATGAACTATCGAGCTGGGACGTTTCGATTCTTCGTTAGTTTTGACGATGGCGCTTCTTGGTCAAACGCGTATGAAGCAAGTTTATCGGCGGCGGTTAGCTCAACGTATTTGTCGTATGCCGTAAAGTTTTTTTATGCGCTCGGCAAGTATCATTGGGTTGGGTGGGGGCCAAGTAGTAGAGGGCAAACGGCGTACAGCACGGACGGAATGACGTGGACCGCTTCCAACCTAAACGCTATAGCCACCGGAACTTGGAACACCATGTATAGCATGGCAACTGATGGACACATCTTGGTTGCTGGCGGTGGTCTTGGTCATCTCTTTTACAGCTATGACGGAATTAGCTGGACGCAGGGTACCGGGCTGAATGCCGATGTTAATTGGGCAGTAACAACTTTTGATTCTGGAATAACGGCGCTTGTGTGGACGGGAAACAAGTTCATTGCTGCTGGTTGGGAAGGGCGCATTGCGTATAGCACGGACGGAATTAACTGGACTTCCCAAGCCAAGACCATTCTCAACAACACCCGCTCTCCAACATGGGGGGCAGCGCTTATAGCAGCGTCGAGCATGGACACTAACGGGTACGACACGCTTGTTGTTGTTGGCGTTAATAATTTTAGTATTGGCAGCGTAGGTGCACAGAAGGCACTGGCGATAACACATTAAGGACTTAAAATGACACCCGACTTTTTTGCCTACGTCACTGCGGCGGTCCTTGCAATTACCGTGGCGCTCCCGCGCATCATGGCGATGCTCAAGCGCGACCAGCTCGACAACACCACTGCGGCCACCCAGATAACGGTGATGCATTCGCTTGATGAGCGTATCGTTGCGATGGAGAAACGCATCACCGACCTGTCGGCGTTGGTGCACGACCAGCAGATTAAAATCACCAAGCTCAGTTCCTTGCTGCTCCGTACCGAAATGGTGCTGCAGAAACAGGGCGTGTCCATACCTGCACAGTTGCAGGAAGAAATCCGCAGGTTCACGGCTAACTAAGGGGCAACGATGCTATTCACCATGCAAAGGGAGGAATCCCGAAATGATGCAACACTGTCCAAACTATGGGTCGGTAATGTGTTCGTGTGCGACGTGCTTGAAGATGTCGTTAGAGAAGTCGAAGGCGAGCCTGTCAGCACTTGGAAAGTACCCGGAAAAACCGCCATCCCCGCTGGTATCTACTACATCACCCTTGAAGATTCGCAGCGGTTTGGGCCGGATACCCTTACCGTCAATCAAGTACCCGGATTCCAATACATCCGTATCCACGGAGGAAACAGAAGTGAAGATACAGAAGGCTGTTTATTACCCGGGACCCGCAACTCCACCAACACTGTTGGTAGCAGTCAGGTTGCGCTGCATGCTTTGCGAGCTTTGGTGGTACCGGCAATACAGGCGGGCGACAGCGTTTTTATCGAAATACTTAACCCGCTGAAGTCCGCATGAACATCGAAGGCATCGACCCCAAAAGCGTCAAGCTCTCCGGCCACGAGGCACTGGCGCTTGAACGCATGCTGGAGGTATATCGCGTGTGCCGGTTGCAGAACAAGAAGGAACGCGCTCACGGTGCGCGGCTCGCCATCATGGCGATGTGGGATACGTTGCAAGGAGACTTTCACGATACCGACCCGGAGACGGGACATGGAGAACTTGATGGACATAAACCCGGACACTACTAGCCTCGTCGTTCTTGTCAGCATCGCCATGCTGATTCTGTGGCGCTGGCACACCAGCGCTGCGACCGACTTTGATGTACGGTGGGGCATCGTTGATACGGCCACGGGCAAGTTCAGCCTGTACAAGTTCTGCCAGCTCGGCGCATTCTTTTTCTCGTCGTGGGTACTGGTGCATGAGACGCGTGCAGGCAAGCTCAACGAGTGGCTGTTCGGCAGCTACATGCTTGCGTGGGCCGGTGCCAATATCGCCAACAAACTGGTTGATACCAAGAAGCCAACACCATGAACCCACTTGACTTCATTCCCAAGATTGCCCTTGTTGCCGCGCTTGTTGCCCTCGGCGTGTTTGCTGGCTGGCAGTACATGGACGCAACCAATGCCAAGCTGATTGCGAAAGATGCACTGATTCAGGAGGAGCAGATTCGCAACGACAACGCCAAGATGGTACTGCTTGCACAACAGGCCCAGATTGCAGCGCAGGACAAGGCCCGCGCTGCCGAGTACGAGCTACAGACCCGAGTCACTGAACAACAGAGGATAACCAATGAAAAAGTTTCTGCCCTTACTGATGCTGCTAATGCTCTCAAGCTGCGCCTCGCCAAAGCCCGAACCATTGCAGCCTATCCCGCCAGCCCAAGTAGCGCCCCCGCGCCTGCCGCCGATGCAGCGGTTGCCAGTGGAGGTGACCAGCCCGTCCTTTCTCCAACGGTTGGAGGACTTGTTGACGAAGCTCGACGCGCCGAACTGATACGGCTGAACCTGCTCAACTGTTATGACCAGTATGACGCTGCACGAGAGGCACTGAAGTAAATGCCGATGCAGAAGCTCCAGTTCAAACCGGGGATTAACCGGGATGTCACCGCGCTTGCTGCGGAAGGGGGCTGGTACGCCAGTGAGAAGGTACGGTTTCGTGTTGGCTTTCCCGAAAAGATTGGTGGTTGGGCACGCGTATCGACTAACGTATATCAAGGCGTCTGCCGCTCTTTGTCCGCGTGGACCACGCTGGGAGGGCTGAACCTCATTGGTGTCGGAACCAACCTTAAAATGTACGTTGCCAACGGCGGCGTGTACTATGACGTTACCCCGGTACGCGCCACCATCGTCGTTGCTGCCAACGCATTCACCACGGACGGCGCGACCGCCACGGTGACGTTCAACGTCACGGCCCACGGTGCCAACGTGGGCGACTATGTGGTGGTGACAAACGATGTCGCTACGGTCGGCGGCATCACGCCGACCCAGTTCAACGCCGAGTTTCTGATACTCACTACCCCAACAGCCAACACGTTCACTGCCGTTGTAACAGGTGGCGTATCCACATCCGTGGCTACGGGCGGCAACGGCACATTCGCGTTCCAGCTTCATACCGGCACCACGCTGGCTACGTCTACCTATGGCTGGGGCGCAGGACCGTGGGGCGGGGTTGTGGCGCTGCATGGCTGGGGGGATTCAACGGGCACCGCTTCGTACGGACAGTGGTCGCAGGTGTCTTATGGTGAGAATCTCATATTCGGCCAAGTGGGTGGACCGCCCTACATCATGTACGGGGGCACGGTGGTGTCGTACGGATTCAACCGGGGTGTCCTGCTGTCATCGCTCGGCGGCGCTACCAGCACGCCGCTGTTTCAGAACATGATGACCTTCTCACCTTCAGCCCGCATACTGGTGCTGTTCGGAACCAACTCCATACTGAACACTTCGCCTGACCCGCTGATGGTGCGCTGGGCCGACTCGGACAGCTTGACGCAATGGGCACCAGCGGCAACGAATCAGGCAGGCGAGTACCGCATCCCGCGTGGCTCGGCCATCGTGGCTATCGCCAGCGCTCGGCAGGACACGCTCATCCTTACAGATGTGGCGGCGTACATCATGCAGTACATCGGTGCGCCCTATGTGTTTGGCTTCACACAGCAGTCGGACAACATCTCCACAGCAAGCCGCGCTTGTGCCGTGAGTGCTGGTGGTAACGTGTTCTGGATGGGCAAAGACAAGTTCTATGTTTACGATGGCCGCGTGTCCACGCTGACATGCACGGTGTGGGACGAGGTGTTTGGCAACCTATCGCTGGACCAGCTTCCGCAGTCGTTCGGAGGAACCAACGAGGCGTACAACGAAATCTGGTGGTTCTACAACAGCACCGCCGCGTCCTCGGGCTTGCCCGACAAGTACGTGATTTACAACTACGTGGACCACACGTGGGCCTACGGCAACCTGACGCGCACCGCGTGGCTGGACACTGCGCTGTTTGGCGGGCCGCTGGCGGCGACAGCCGTCAACAACATCGTGGTGCATGAGAGTGGCGTGGATGACAACAGCACAGCGGCTACGCTGCCCATTTCCGCCAGCGTGCAGTCGGCTGACTTCGATATCGGGGACGGCCAGCAGTACGCGTTCATCCGCAAGGTTTTGCCCGATGTCAATTTCGCAGGTAGCACCACAGCCAACCCGCAGGTGTATATGTCCGTGATGGGCAAACAATATCCCGGTGGCCCGGTTACCAGCGTGCCAAACCAATCGGTTGTGTACACAACTGGCTCGCCGGTAGACCAGTGGACCAGCCAGCTCTCGGTACGCATCCGGGCGCGGCAGATAAATGTCTCCATGTCCTCGACTGACCTCGGGGTTAAATGGCAGTTTGGAACGCCCCGTGTCGAGGTGCGGCCTGATGGGAGAACCGCATGACCGTACGCCCGCCCAATCTCGGGGTTGCCACCGATGCATACGACCGCCGCTACTGGGACCGCATCCTGTCCGAGCTGCGCAGTTATTTTGACCGGGCCAACCAAGCCCAGCCGCTGCGTGGCAGCACGCTAAATATCAACATCGGAACGCTCCCAACGCAGGCATCTCTTGCTACACTTGCTTCTGGCGATGTGTACGTGGATACCACGGCGAGCTATGTCCTGAAAATCAAACCATAGGAGAACATCATGCCAAGTGATGGTGGAAGTGGCAATGGCACGAGCGGCGGGGCAAGTTCTGGAGGCGGCTTCGGCGGTGGTGGTGGCGGGGGTGGTGGTGGTGGTGGTGGCTATCAAGGCAAGCCCGGTGAATCCAATATGTCCAATGCAGCGGCGGGCCTTGGCGCTGCAGCGGCTGGACAGGGTGAGAACACGGGGCCATCCACATCTTCCGGCGGAGGTGGTGGAGGTGCAGCAGCAGCAGCAGCAGCAGCAGCAGCGCAGGCACAGGCCCAGCAGATAGCCGCCCAACAAGCAGCAGCCGTTCAGGCTAAAGCACTTGCCGACGCGCAGGCGGCGGACAACGCGGCCAATGTAAAGCCCGGGGAATCCCCGACAGCCCAGTGGCAGGCGGCTAATGCTGCTGCCGTTATAGGCAATCCGCTTGATAACAAGACATGGTCCCTCGGCCCTGACGGCAAGGTTTACGGCAACATTCAGGATGCCGCCGTAGCGCTGGGGATGCAGCCCAGCGAGATTTCTTCGCTAGGCCAGCCAACGTTGCCGGGGATGCTCGGTGCACTTCAAAGCGGCATCGGCTATCTGCAGGATATGGGACTGCCCGGGTATGCCATGACCGCTGCCGAGCGCGATGCGCAGGCTGCAAACCAGAGCGGCCACGGCGGAGGAAGCAGCAACGGCCAGCCTTTTGCCAACGCTCCGGGACAAACCACCAAGGCACCAGATACGTCAGCAGCCACCGGCTCGGACTTGCCGAAATACTCGTGGGGGTACGACCCGGCCACAGGCTCGTGGGGGTACACGCTGGAGAAAGCCGGGTCCCAGAGTGGGCAGCTTGGCCTCACTGCCGGTCGGCAGGCACCCAGTTACCAGCTCGCTGCCCAGAAACAAGGCGTCACGATGGCGCATGGTGGACCGGTAAATAGTGGTTTGGCAGCAACAAAACATGGCCTGCCGCCCCGGTTCGTGCGCGGCCCGGGCGATGGACAGTCCGACAGCGTCCCGGTCCAGATGGACGACAACCAGCAGGGGCGGCTGGCCGACAACGAGTTCGTCATCCCGGCAGACGCGGTGTCCGCGCTGGGTAGCGGCTCATCCGATGCGGGCGCACGCGCCCTATATGATTTCGTGGATAGAGTCCGTACGGCAGCGCACGGACACGCAAAGCAGGCTAACCCGGTCAGTCCCGGCCAAGTCCTGCCCGCATAGGAGCTAACATGGCAGTACCTGCAGCCGCATACTCGGTCCCCTCCACTTCTTCCTCCTCGTCCAACTCCGGGCTGGGAGCTGCCGCTGCGCCTTACGGTCAGGATGTGCTGGCACGGGCACAGGCGCTAACCACGCAAGACCCGTTTCACGCATACAACGCCCCCACGGTGGCGGGGCCGGTCGGGCTGCAGCAGACCGCGCTGAACTCGGTATCCGGGCTGGACGCCGGGGCGCTGCAGCAGCAGGGTACCAACCTGACTACCCAAGGGGCCAACTACGACCCCACCACGCCGCAGTTCGGATTGGAAGCCGCGCAGCAATACATGAACCCGTACCAGACGCAGGTGACGGACCTTGCCAATCAGGAAGCAGCACGCAACTCCCAGATTCAGGGCACCTACGACGAAAGCAAGGCGGCGGCATCCGGCGCGTTCGGCGGCTCCCGGCAAGGTGTTGTGGACGCGGAGCGCGAGCGCAACCTCGGCGTGTTGCAGAACAACAACACCCTGCAGGGGCAGGCAGCGGCGTACGCCAGCGCCCAGCAGCAGTTCAATGCCGACCAGAACCGGCAGCAGCAGGCTGGGCAGTATTCGTCTCAGGCAGCGTTGCAGGGCGGACAGAACCTTACCAGCCAAGGTGCGCAAGCGTTCACCCAGCAGGAGCTGGCCGGTGGACAGCAGCAGGCGCAGGCGCAGGGCTTCCTCGACCAGAACAAGGCCAACTTCCAAGGCGCGGTGCAGCACCCCTACGACCAGTTGTCCTACATGGACGGCATGATAACCAGCATGCCGGGAAGCTCCACGCTGTCCAACTCCAGCTACACCCCGGACCAGAGCGGCCTGCAGCCCAACGGCGTGCAGCAAACGGCGGATACGCTCGGCGGCTTGGCTGGTATCGCCAAAGGCGGCATGGACTTGTGGAGCGGCATCAAGGGACTGTTCAATAACGGTGGTCCGGTGCACTCCGGCCTGCCCCCGGCCCGCATCGCCCAGATGTACGGGAGGATGGCATCGTGAGCTTGCAAGACACCCAAGACCAGCTAACCAGCGACCCGCGCATCCTGCAGCAGCGGGCCATGCAGGGTGATATCCACGCGATGGCGCGGCTGTACAAGATTCTGCAGGACAAGAAGTCCCAGCAGGTTCAGCAGGGGCTGGGCGCACCCGCGCAGGTTCCGACCGTCAAGGACCAAGTGGTGGCCGCAGCATCCGGGCTGGGAGCCGCGCAGGAGCCAGCGATGGCCGCAGGCGGGCGCGTGCGGGATTTTGCCGGGGGCGGGGATAACAAGTGGTTTGCGGATGATGGCGTGTATGCGCCATATACCACCGGGCTGCAGCGTGACGCGTCTCCCGGCAATGACTTGCTGGACCCGGATGTGCGCGATGCGTTTATGAAAGTGCCGATGGGTATCGGCAGCGCCGTAGCGGACGCGGGGATGGGTATCGGCAGCGCCGTAGCGGACGCGGGGATGGGTATCGGCAGCGCCGTAATGGACGCGCCGAGCTGGCTGCGCCGCAAGCTGCAGGATATCTATACCTCGGAGGGTAGCCCGGAGCAGCAGGCCGAGCAGGAAGCGGCAGCGCGTGCCGTAGCGGCCAAGATGTCCCAAGGGATGCTGAACCCCCCACGGGTTCCCGTCAAACAGCCGCAGCACCCGCCATCCACGGCAGGGCTGGAAGCCGCACTGCCTGACAACCAAGTGGCAGCATCTGCGCCTGATGGCCCGATGCCTGAAACCATGTCCAGCGATGCTTCACCAGTTTCCCCTTCCGGTGCAGGACAGAGCGCTTCTAAAGTTAAGGCCGCGTCTGCGGGAGATGCCCCGGATAATTCTCCCAGCACGCTCCACATGGACGCGTGGAACAAGTACGTGGAGCAGCTCACCCCGTTGCAGCAGCAACAGCTTGACGGACTCGACGCGGCCAAGCAGGCCGAGATGGCGGCGTATGCACGCTCCAAGGACGCCAAGAAAAACCCGGACAAGTGGCAGAACTTTTTCGATACCGTCATCGCGGCGACCAGCCCGTTCTCGTCTATAAACGCACAGCGCCACGGCATGTCCAACATGCAGACCGGCATGCAGGGCGGCGAGACGCTGGCGGCGCGGGAGCTGAAACAGCGCGAAGCCGACGCATCGGCAGAGACAGCGCATCAGAAAGTGTTGTCTGGCCTCGAGGTCGCGCAGCTTCAGCAGCGCATCGCCAACCTTGGCGGCGCGTACACCGGCAGCGAGAAAGCCCTGTCGGCTGACCAGTTGGCCGATTTGAATCAGGACAAGCTGGCTACTCGGTTGACGGTAGCCGGGATAGCCCATGCGGGTAAAGGCGCGGGTAAAGGCGCGGGTGGAGGGATGAAGGAAAAGGACATCTATGTAGAAGCCGACCGCATTGCAAAGGGAGAAGTTGCAATGGCTCGCAAGAACGACCCTATGTTTGACGAGTCCCATGCAGACGACATGTATGCCGCCCATCGGAAAGCAGCGGAAGCCATGATTCGTGCACGGCTGGAAGGAAAACCCGTACCTGCCGCTACGCCTGCGCCCGCTGCCGTTGGCGGCGATGGCTGGGGTATTAAACTCAAGACTCCATAGGAGCTGCGATGCCTGTTTATGAGATAACCGCCCCCACCGGCCAGACCTTTGAAATTACCGCGCCGGAGGGAGCAACTCAGGAGCAGGTGCTGGCGTACGCCAAGCAGCAGTTCGCCAACCAGAAACCGCAGGACCAGTCTTTTACCGAGGAAGCGCTGCACGGCGGCACGGCGTATCTCAAGCAGTCCCTGCGCGGTATCTACGGGATGTTCGACAAAGACACGGCCAATCAGGCGGCTATCGCCGGGAACCGTGAATCACAAGCGTATGCTGCTGCGCACCCCGACAGCATCACCCGTATTCAGCAGGCAAACCAGCGTGGTGGCTTGGGCGCAGCCGCATTGGAGACAGCCAAACAAGTTCCACATGCTGTTGCAGAAAACGTAGCCCCACTGGTTGCCCAGCACGGGCTGGGGGTGGCGGGTGGCACGGTTGGAACACTTTTTGGTGGCCCGGTTGGTGGTGCTATCGGTACCGCCGCTGGCGAGTTCGCCTCGCTCTATCCGTCCGTTGCCGCACAGAACATGCAGGTGCAGGCCGCTGAACAGCAGGCGCGGGGTGAGGATGTCGATGTCAACCGGGTGTCGGCATATGGCGCGGCGGTGCCGCAAACTGCTGTGCTGGCCGCTGCCCGGGCGTTCGCGCTGGGCAAGAATCTGGTCAAGAACTTTATCGGCGTAACTGACGAGACGCTTGCCAAAGACTCTGCCGCTGCCGGGGCCAAGCTCATCGCGCAGTCCAAACAGTCTGTCATGCGGGCCGCTGCGGGCCACGCCGCCGAAGCCACTGCCGTGGGCATCCCGTCGATGATTGCCAATCAGGTGCTGGAGCGGGCACAGGCTGGGCAGGATGTAACAAGCCCCGAAGCCCTTGCAGCCTACGGCCACACTGCGGCCAGTGCCGGGTTGCTGATGCCTGCGCTGGGTGCCTACGGGGGCGTGCGCGGGCGCAGCGCGGCGATAGACCGGGTACAGGCCAAGACCGAGGCGGATAATGCAGCCGCAGCCAAGCAGGCCCAGCAGGAGCAGGAAGCCAAGCGGGCCGACCCGGCGTACCAGCAGCAGGTTGCCGATAGCTACACGCAGCTCATGGCGAAGCAGGCGATGGAGCGCAAGGCGCTGGGCAAACAGCCCGACGCCAAAGTTGACCCCGGTGGTGCGCTGGCGTGGTCCGAGCGCGACAAGGCACTCAAAGCCGAGCTGAACGACCCTGCTGTTCAAGACCTCATTCGTGAGTACGCGCAGGTTAAACCCGCGCTTGATGAGAAGGCTGCAGCCGACCGTGCACAGAAAGAAGCCTACGGGCTTAACGACACGCCCGGTAATATACCGGCGCAAGAAGCCGGTGAAACCACGGCTATAGAAACCCCGGCTATAAACGCACAGATTGCCAACTCTCAGCGCCAACAGCAGGCGGCAGTACAGCGTGCCTTACAGGCCGCGCAGGCTGGAGATATTGCTGCAGCGCAACAGGCCCAGCAGGAAGCTGCCCAGCACGCCAATATAGTTGCGCACCTGCAGAAACTTGCGACACCGGTCCCCGTAGCGCCCGCCGCCCCGCCGTTGCAGCCGCTCAAAAAGCTCTACAGTGCGTACACCAACGCGCTGACCAAGGGTGATAGCGAGCAGGCATCGGCCATCCTGAAGCAGATTCAGGCCGCGCAGCAGGCTGAGAAATCCCAGCAGGCCAACGCCGCGGAGTTCGGCCAGCGCACCGAGGACATGTCCAACCAGACGGTTATGGGGACCCCGGAAAACCCGATGGCGGGATTTGAAGGTACGCAGCGCCAGAACCCGTATGAGGCTGTCCCGAATGCCGGTGACAACCCGATGGCGGACTTTTCCCAGCAGACCGCTGACATCACTCGGGAGAAACAGCTCCCCGGAGAAGGTGCGCAGAAAGCCGCTCCCCCGCAAGCCCCGGACGAATGGGGCAATGTTCGCGGGACGATACCGGTAAGCGACCGCAACCGGACCACCGATACCACGCAGCAAAAGCAGGAAGGGCTGTTTGGAGATGCGATGGAGCCGGGTGGCGAGAACCCAGATGTGGGGCAATCGACACGCCTGTCCACCGAGATTGAGCAGCTCATCAACCACCCGCAGGTGTCCCCCGCTACCAAGGCAAAGCTGGACGGCTTCCTGCGTACGCTGGCCCGCCCGGAGCTATCGGACAAAGCGCTAGCCGACCCGGAGAACACCCAAGCCCACGAATTATTCTCGGCAATCTCTGACAGCATCCGTCGCCTGCGCGAGCAGGGCGAGGGCATGACGACCGAGCATGCCATCACGCGGCGGAACGTTAACGAACGGCTGGGACAGATTACCGACGAGCTGACCAGCGTGGCCGAGCGCATGAAGGCCACACGTGAGGCCGCAGCCAAGGACCCGACACCGGAAGGACGCCGCGCCGCCGAGGAGTCGATGCAGGTTCTCAAGCAGCGCCAGCGTACGCTGTTGGGAGAGCGCGATGCGCTCAATGGCGCACCCGGCGTGGCCGAGCGGCTGGGCAACGTGACCAAGCGGCTGGCTTCCATAAACACGCAGATGCGGGCGATGGAGCAGCGCATCACCGCGTTGCGCGAGGAAGGCGACCCCGAGGGACATCTGCCTGCCGTAGAGCAGGCACTGGGCGCGATGCGCCGTGTGCACAACAACGTAGCTGCCGAGCGCGATGCGCTGTCCAGCACGGGTATGCAGCAGACCACCATCCTGCCGACCAAGCGCCCCACGGTTGCCACGACCCTGCACCCGCGCACGGCGGCGATTAAGCCCGAAGGACAGCAGACCGAGCTGGAGAACGAAGCGCCCGCCGCCACGGCGGACATGAACACCAGTATCGAGGGCGAAGCCAATGAGCAGCAGCAGGCCAACTCCAAGAAGTGGGTCAAGAACAATCCGCCAGCCTACGAGCTGACCCCGCAGCAGATTGCCACGATGACGCCGGAACAGCGGCAGAAGGCTCAACTTGAAGGACAGACCGCGCTCAACGCCGCGTGGAACCAGCTTCCGCTGACGCAACTCGGACACCCGTTCTTGTCTGGCCGGGAAGTTACGCACGTAAACCCGGAGCCAGCGACCACGCCGCAATGGGAGCAAGCGCCGAACGGGCAATATGTGCCGGTCATGGAAACAGTCACCACCGGCAAGGGCAAGAAACAGACAACCGAGACGCGGCAGGCAGAAGGCGTTGCACCAGCAGACCCGAACGCCGAGGTCAACGATTGGATGGAGACAAACGTCCATACCGGAAGCCGCAACGTCCGTACCGAGAAAACCCCGCTGGGTACTTCGGAGGTCGAAAAGACACAGCGCCAACTAAGCCCCGAGGACGAGCGTACGCTATCCCTGTGGGACCCGGTGTTTGGCGAAGGCAGTGCGGCCAACAAGATGGTGCACGATGCCGAGGCGGGGCTGGAGCGTGCGTCCAACGTAGTGAACAAGGCGAATCACGAACTGGAGCAGGCGCAGGGTGTGCTGGCGTTTCACATCAAGGAGCTGGAAACCGCCCTTAGCCACGACCCGGCAAATATGCAGCGCAAGATTGTTGAAGGCAACATTCTTCCCGCACAGCGTGAAGTGGAAACTGCCCGCGCAGGCGTCGAAACAGAGAAGCTAAAGCGTGAGGCCGCGATACGCCAAGCCGCAGCCGATGAAGCTAAAACACTTCCGGGCAAGCTGCGCGATAAGGCCAATTTTATTCAGCGTGCACGCAAGTCGATTGAGGATGCAGCGCTTGCAGTCAAGCGGTCACTGTTCGGGGTAGCCAGAGCTACGCAAGAGTTCAATGCCGAATGGGAGCGGATGCAGGCCACTGGCGAGATTTCCAAAGACTTCGTTAAGTTTGTTGGCAAGCGCAGCTTGAAAGAGGACTTGGCAAAAGTAACCGAGGAGCTGGATGGACTGATAGCCAGCTACGGGGGTTCTGCCGAAGGGAATACCGCCCGTCTGATGGTAGACGGATATCTGAACAACCTAGTTTCAAAAACCAAGACTGCCTACAGTGCGCGTGCGCTGATAAATGAGGTTGTCCCGCAAGTAACGGATATGCTTGGCCCCAAGGCAGGCAAGTTGCTGGACACTGTTATTCGGCTGCAAGTGGCGCGTAACATCGCGGGGCGGGGCATGGAGTTGCGCCAAGCATTGATTGAAGCGCAACGCGCATCACATGCTCTACAGAGCGATGCGGTTGACACCGTTGAGGCCCAGAACAAACGCATTGACTCACTGGAGCAGCAGCGCTCTACCATTCTATCGGCTACCAACTCCCGGCTGCAAAAGGCGGGAGACACGGCGGGCGTCGAAGCTGCGCAGTTCCGTCTGCAGGAAGCACTGAACAAACTCAACACGCTTCAGGCCGCGCTGGACAATATCAACCCGTCCAACATGGGCGCGACACGCGATGCGACACGCCTGTCTATCGAGCGCGTGCGCACCATGCGCGAGCTGGAGGATGTGCACAACCAGCTTCAGGCGCTCAATGTTACGTCCCGTGGAAACTTGGGAGGGGAAAAAACCGGCGAAGCCCAGCCCAACAGCATCACGATGGAGCAGCGCAACGAGCAGGCAGCAGCGCTGCAGAAGCGCAAGGAAGCGCTTACCGCTCGGGCCAACGAGATTCAAACCAGCCTCAACGACCTTGCCGAACAAGGCGTTATTGCACGCGAGCTGCCAGCTACCAAAGCCGCCCGCAATGCAGTGGTGCAGGCTGGGACGCGTGTGGCGGAAAGCGAAGGGGAAGTCGAGAGCGCCAAGCAACGCCGGGGGCAGCTTGTGGCCGATGCCAACGAGAATCTCCAGCGTGCGCAAGAGACACGCGCCATGCTGCGCGAGAACGAAGCGGCGCTGCGCGAGGGTAAGCCCATGCCGCTGGAGACAAGTATCCGCGAAGTCAAGGCAGACATTCAGAACGTGTACGACCGTACTGAATCCCGGCTGCAGGATATCGAGAAGGAGCGCAAGGACAACCTGCGCGAAGCGCAGTCCGACCTGAGTACCGAGCAGGCGCACCTGCAGGGGCTGCATAAGACCGAAGCGGACTTGACATCACTGTTCCGCGACCACTTCGACAATTTCGTTGACATACAGGACAGGATTCAGAACGCGATTGATACCAACTCACTACTGTCTGTTGGTGAGTATGACCCGCAGGGCACCGATGCCCAGCGCATGCTGGCGCGTTCCAACCAGCGTGCCTACATCGACCGCAACAACCTTGAGCTGGTACGGGCCATATCCCAACGTGAGCGGGGGATGAAGCACTTGCAGAAGTTGCTGGACAACAACCTGTACATGCAGAAGAATGAGCATGGGCAAGTTCAGTCCGAAGAACACCGGGCCAACCTGCAAGCGCAGGCAGAACGCATCCGTGCGTCCATCACAGAGCATGAGCAGACATGGAACCAGCGCATCAACCGGCTGCGCGAGACGTTGAGCCAAGCCCTGCCTGACTTGAACACCTCCCCGGATACTCGGCTGGAAGGTGTGTTGCGCGAGCAGATATCCGATTTGACTTTGCAGCGCGACAAGATGCGTCGGCAGCTTGAGGACATCAGCGCAAAGATTGATGGCGTGCGCAACGAGCGCAAACGTGCGCTGGAGGGCGAGGACCAGTTTGGCAACGCGCAGCTCAAACGCTTGCGTGAACTCGGACTTAGCGACCGCGCAACCAACGCGCCGATTATCCGCAAGCAGCTCCTGTCCCTGCTGGAAGCCCAGCGCGTTGAGGAAGCACGCGGCAACAAGATGGTGGACGATGCCACGCACAAGCTGGACCTTGCCAACTTGGAGATGTCGCAGGTTGACCCGGATAACCGGCTGGCACTTAACGCCGCACGCAAGGCGGTACGTGCGGCACTGCACGATGTCGAGCAGGCTATCAAGAAGCGCTCGGTCATCCATGACCAGAACGCCGAACTTGAACGCAGGCAGCTTGCGCTTGCCAAGGAGCTGATGGACACGGCTCCGCCGAGTGAGCAGCATGCCAAGCCCGCTGTCGTTCCGTTGCGTCCCGAGGTTGCTGCCGACCGGCAGGCACGCGTTGAGAAGGTGCGCAAGACCGGCAAGGCTGACAACGTAAGTGTCATGTCTGGCAAACGCGTTGGCCGGAGCCAGCCGCAGGAGCTGCCGCCCAGCGCGAAGGGGCGTGTCCCCGGCGCGTCCCCGATGGACATAATGAGCGAGGAAGTCACCGCCAGACCCGGACACATCGAGGCCGAGAAAGTTGACCCGCTGTTGCAGACCATCAAGACCCGCGTGGATAAAAACGTGGCGACGGTGCTGCGCAACAAGCTGGGGTATGAGCCACTGCTGGCGCAGCTCAAGAAAGAGCGCGGTAGCCTGCAGTCGCAGAGCGATACGCTTACTGAAAATTATGTGGCAAGCGAGGGGGATAACCCCCTGCAGCGTAACGAGACGCTGACGCTGGACAACGCCATGCGTGCACAAGCCCAAGGGCGGCGGGCACGTTCCAAAAAGCGCATCAGCGTAGAGGACCAGCTCGCGTCACTGCACGACCGCATCACATATCTGGATACGGCCATTGCCAAGGTCGAGGATGCGAGGGGTA